GCCGGTGTAGACATGGTCCACCAGGAAGTGGTGGAGTCAATAGGAGCCGAGGGTAACTAAACTCTTGCGAGCTTCTCCTTTCGGAGTGGTGAGTACGAGTTTCACGTAAACATCCTTAGAGAAATCGCGTTTCCCTTTACGTACATTGCCATTAGCAATAATGGTATGGTCTTTGAAAGACCACACTTTAAGCACGGCGTCATTTCCGTGCACATCCACCCTCCGTCAAAAGAGGGATTGTCCTTGTGGTTTACAACACAAGGAACTTTTCCACTTCTGTAAAGAAGTGTTAGGTCCGTGCATACGCGCGGACGACCCCGTCCCACAGATTCAAATCTGTTGGGACGCTCAAAACCTTTGGGAGTCAAAACTCTCAAGGGAGATAACAGGACTTGACAAGCGAGTCCATTTTCATGAGCTGCCAAGCATTTGGCACGCTCAAACTGTCCTTTACAAAGGGACATTCTGGTTCCGGAGGCTAATCCGGAAAGATTCCACTGGAAGGTGGAATCCAAATGGCGTGGCAGTTCTCAGACTGCTCGCTGGAATGAGGTCCTTTTCAGGACCTCAAGGTGTTCACAACCTTGTGAACATGAAGGTATCCTCTAGCGGGGTACACAAGCTAAGAACGATCTTAGCAACTGTCGACGGGTTGGTCATGCAACTCGTCCTTGGCTTCCCAGAATGGGAAGAGCTTCTGGTTTGGTCCAGAATTGATCAGGTTATCAATTGCCTGATTTGTCAGCTTTTACCTGACTACTTTCGGGATGAAATTCCCGAAACGCCTTCTGCTTACGAGAAGGTGAAACGATTGCGTAAAGCAATCAAGGAACAGGGTTTCAACCCTGTTGGGAACATTAGTTCCATTGACATCCCGCGAGAGATGTCGTTCTTTAAGGTCATTACTGACTTTATGTCCGATAGGAAAACTCCTATCGATATGTACAGGGTTGCTCTCTTGAGCCAGACCCGAGCATCGGGGGTTCCCCCCCGACAAGTTTTCCTGAAAACACTTCAGGAAATAAAGGAGGTTTTAACCGAACCTCCAGACCCATCCGTTTACGAACGGATGAAACACTACATCGCTGCCGGTGTAGACATGGTCCACCAGGAAGTGGTGGAGTCAATAGGAGCCGAGGGTAACTCGGCCCGGTTCTGGTCCTCTGTAATAAACAAGGCCAAGATATCACTTAGTGATAGTGGGGAGTTCTTCACGAACACCGCATCTGGTGGCAAGCTCGAAGCTGCCAGAAAAGTTCTGGTTTCAAACCCAGAAATTCCAGAGTTAAATCTGGAGAACGGCCTCCCGACAGGGAGGATACTGCGGCCCGGGGAAGATGGAACAGGTGAATGCCTGTTCCACTGGGCCTGCAATCAGTTTGCCGATAGGCAAACTATTTATGACAGAAACGTTATGTCTGTCAGAGTTTCCCTAGTTGCAGAACTAGGGAAGTACCGTGCGATAACCGTATCGCACCTTGCTCATGCCATGCTCTTGCATGTCATGTCACATATACTGTTAGAGTACCTAACAGTAATACCATCGTCCCGATCAGGTGTCGGGGCGGCAAACCACGCTTGGAATTTCTTCAAGCGTCTTTCGCACAAGAATCCTGCTGCGAATTTTATCTTTGGTGACAAAGATACATTCCTGTTCTCCACAGATTGGGAACAGGCAACGAACTACTGCGATCACGCAGTAGCACAGGCGATGTGTAATCGCCTATGTTACAATGTTGGTATGCCAACATGGTACAGGCAAACTTCAATGTTTGCACTTTGTGCTCCTCGACAAGTCGAGGAGATGGATGAGAACAAAGTTCTCAGCTGCTACTTCACGACACGTGGAGAGCTTATGGGTGACCCTGTAGTCAAGGTCATCCTACACTGCTACCATCTTGTAGCTAGATTTGCTGCTCAAGAGCAGCTCCAGGCACTTCGTGCCCGGCCCGACCTCTTGCGAGGTCTGTAGTATGCGTAAGCATACAACCGCATTAAACTGCACCCTCTCACGGAAGTGAGACCGCCCCTTGGGGCAATCGTCAACCGAAAGGTGGAGCCATACGGC